TCATCCGTGTACCTCCCCGAGGGCGCGGGCCGTCGCAGCGCCGTCGACGGCGATATAGTTGCGCGCGGTTTCGAGGTCCGACCAGCCAAACATCGACTGGAGCGGGCCCGAATCGACGCCCTTCCCAGCGTGGAAGCTCGCCGCCGTCGCCCGGAGGCCGTGCATGGTCGTGGCCGTCTCGTCGATAGCCGACGCTTCGAGTGCGGTATCGAGGCGCCGTTGCATCGTCGAGAACGAGTGCGGCCAGCAACCGTGTTCGTCGATGAGCCACTCTAGAGCGACACCCGTCCGCTGGTCCCACCCGTAGGGGACGTCGCGAACGGCGGCGTCCGTCTTCGGATTCCAGTACGACTCGGCGATATCGTGGTAGTCCCGTGTGTCGTCGTGGTCGACCATCTGTGAGACTGCCTGCTTGCAGTAGCCACAGAGCCCGCCGTCGCGGCCCTTCTCGCAGGGTTCGTGACTCGGGATGTGGAGCATCTGTTGGCGGTAGTTGACCCACGACGAATTCAGATGGGTGAGCTCGCCGCCGCGAAGCCCAAGCCGACCGGCGATAAGCAAGACCGCGCGGGCCTCCATGCTCCGCGTGTCGTCTTCGATACGGTTCGCACCCAGCAGGAGTTGCTCGAACTGCCGTGCAGTGAGCGCCTTTTCTCGGCTCATTTGACGCTGCGCCATCAGGACCTCGCCCCCCGGAGGACTTCGACGTCGTGGAGTTCCTTGCGCTCGTGGCGTTCGGCAGCGTCGCCGGCGTCGAGCAGCGTGTCGAAGTCGTCGCTCCACGAGCAGTCGTTGCAGTCAGCACGCGGCGTCACGCCTCGTCACCCCCCTCGAATAGCACGGTCTCCTCGCGCGTCACGGCCCGGGGGGACCCGTGCAACAGATCCTTCACGGCCGTGCTCGTCGAAACCTCCCAGAAGTGTGGGTCCTGGCCCTGGAGACTGTCCATCGCGGAGAGGCCCGCGACGACGAACCGGCCCTCGTCGGGGTCGTAGCCAATTTCGGTGAAGCCGGCCGTCGACCAGGTGACTGCGACGAGCTCGCCGTCGGTGTGCTGGATGGCCCGCAGCCAGTCGATGGGCTTGGGCTCGTCGGCGGGGATGTCACCGCGCAGGGCCGCCCGGACCCGCCGGACGGTCGCCCGGGACTCGGGGTCGGCCGCATCGAGGGCCGCCAGCGCCGCGTCGGTCGCGGCCTGGTCGGCCGGCAGCGGCAGCCGGTCGAGGTCCCACGGCAGGTCGTCGTTGGACGGGTGACTCCGCCGGCGGCCGTTCGTGGTCGCCATCTCAGACCGCCTCCCAGTCGATGTCGTCGACGGAGTCGACGTCGGGATCTTCCAGTTGGCTCCGGAGGTCACTGGGCGGGGCCCGGGACAGGACACAGTTCTTGCAGGGCAGGTAGCCAGTGGCTTGGGCCTGCTCGCGCGTGGTCCAGTCCTCGTCGTCGACGTCACCGACGACACGCTTGACCGACGAGCACGTCTCGTCCTCGTGGTAGCAGTTGTTGTCGAAGGCTTTGCCCGCCGGGATGACCTCGTCCTCGGTGTCGCCGTCGTCTTTCGCGAGCCGCTCGCGGCGGTCCGCGCGGCTGAATGTCGGCATCTACCGCACCTCCCCCAAGTCGACGACGGTGTCGCTCGTGATGGTGGCCTCGCCGTCGGGCGTCGCGACAGTCGCGTTCGCGAGCTGAACCAGCTTGACGTCCCGCGTCGGCGTCAAGATGTACCCGCGGCCCTTGGGGATGCACGAGATGCCCTCGGGCAGCGGCACGATCTCCTCGCCCGAGCGCTGCGCTTGGTCGTAGGCCTGACACAGCCCCTCGCGGTCCGTCCGGTCGGGGCGGTCGGGTTGGCCGTAGTCGGCCACGGCCGAGAGGACGGACGCGAAGAACGGCGCCGTCATCGGTCACCCCCGGCAGGCCGGGAAGCTGGCTCTAGAGCCACCGTCTCGACGATAGTCGCCTCGTCGCCGTCAACGGCGATATCGCCACCCTCCAGCCCGTGGACCTCAACCTCGTCGGCGAGGTCGCGCAGTCGGCTGGCTATCTGGAGGTCGACGTCGGCGCCCCCATCGGTCATTGGCTCGCCGACGTGGTCTGCGCTGACATCTTCGGGGTCAGCGTCGACGAGTTCGCGTGCGAGGTACGCGCGGCCGTCGCTGGTGTGGCCTCGCTCGCGTTCGACAGGGTCGTCGAAGTGGTGCGTGCACTCCCGACAGTAGTAATCGTTGTCGTGGTCGGCGCTGACGCCGAACCCGGAGCCAACCATCGCCCGGATGTTGGTCTTGTCGCACTCTGGACACACGAGGACCGTGTCGTCGTCAGCGTTATCCTCGTCGCGTCCGTCGGTACTGGTGGAGGGACGCGCCCCTACCGAAGTCCTCTGCGATGGGCTCGCGGTATCACGCGAGTCCGTTTTTGAAGAGTCAGTCTGCTCGTCAGTATCACGGCTCTCTGCAGAGCCGGCTATTCCGCTCTCGCTGACCCCACATTTAAGGGGTCGGTGATTGGATTCTTTCATGGCTTGCGAAATCGCCCTTTGCAGGGTTCGGAAGCCACGGCCCGAGGTGTTAGGGCACCATTTGAGGGCCGCTTTTGTCGCGTAGGATTCGGCTTCCAGTCCTATCTATAGTTCAGGGGCCACTTAATATTAGCGGCGCTTAGTCAGCGCTGTAGCGTTGGCGTCGGTTATTTAACCGGTCCTTACCAACGGTATGATAGTGATGGCTGTGAAACCGCCAGATGAATTGAAGCTCACCGAGACTGATTTCCTCATCCTGTCCGTGCTGCGGGATGGGCGAAATATCCCGGCGAACATCGCGCTCGATATCGACCGTGCGCGAAACTACATCAACCAGCGTATGCCGTATCTGCTGGACTACGGTCTGGTTGAGAAAATTGGCCCCTACGAAGACTCGGGCCTGTACGAACTCACTGACCGAGGCCGCGTTGCGTACGAACACCGCGCCGAATACCACGACGACGATGTTGATTTCGAAGCTCTTCTTGACGACCTCGCGGACGAGTCCTGACATTCTCACGCGGGCTGTGCTATCATCGCCAGTTCATCTGTGAGCCACGCCGGCGTCGCGACGTCGGCCAGCTCCCCGTCGCGGTACGTACTCTCGACGTCGACGGCGCCGTCCAGCCCGACCTCGCATATCCATCGCCGCCCGTCGGGGTGGGTAACCTTCAGCCGGTGGCCGTCCTCGCTGCGACCGAGGCGGCGCACTTCCACCTCCTCGCCGGAGTAGTCCCGAATGGTCATCATCTGTGACATACAGGACCACCGACGGCCGGGTTTTGCTTAAAAAGGTGCTAGATGTCCGAATAACCTCAGGGGGAGATGAGAGGCTGGTGGTTCGACAGTCCCGGTAGTAGCGAACGCTCAGGGCAAGGCTCCGAACAAGCTCCACTCGGGCTGTTACTGGCTTGTGTAACGCCCTTTCAAAAAATCGGCAAGGCGGCCATCGACTATTTCCCACATCAAACCGATCGCGTTGTCGAACTCAACCTCGACCGATTCGTACGTGTATTCGTCCGCCGAGTCCGACCGGTATTGCATATGATCGATTCCGTCAACGTGGTCGTTAGGCTGACGGTGCCATCCACAGTCGAGCCCGATTTCATCCCAGTAGTGGAATTGAAACCAAGCGGTTTCTTCATCAGCGTGGGTCCACCAATTCACCTTCACTCGTGCCCCATCACAGGGGATTACTCCATCTGCAAAGATGGATGTGTCGAGGTCCCCCACAATTTCGTAGTCGACTCCTGTCCCGCTTCGTTCATGACGGACGTTCTTCACCCCAGGAACCTTTTTCAGGTTCGTGAATAGCCGGTTGTAGGTGCGGCTTCGGGTCCGTCCCATCGGTTTATCGTATGGATTTCGCCCCACGTCTGATGGTCCTGTCATCTATGTCTCTGCCACCGCCCGATCAAACTCGTCGTATCGCTCGACCGCGTCTTCTAATAGGCTGAGTTCATGCTGAAGCGTTTCCCACTCTGAGGCTGCTTTCCTGAACTCCACCATTTCATCGGCTGATGTCTCTTCCGAAGCTGCAAGGGCAAGCAGCTCCGCTGGTTTCTCGACATCGTACTTCTCTTTTGTTTCATCGATCATCCGTTTCCACGCCTCGGCTTTCTCCAGCAGCTCTTCCTGCGTGTATTCCTCAGCGAACTGAGACACTTGCTTGAAACGGAGGTAGGCAGCATCAGGCTGGTACTTTGTCACACCGCGGGCCTTGGTCGCTGCCACAACTCCTAGGTCCGCCAGCATATCGAGATGCTCACGAACCGTCTGTTCCGAGACTAATGCTTCATCGCCGATCCACCCGGCTGTACGTGGCTCTTCTAACGAGAGCGTGACATCGATGACGCGCTCCACTGCCTTCGTCTGCTCTTTCCACGCTTCAGCTCCCGTCGGTGGGCCTTCTTTCTTACTGTCACCTGACATGGTTCACTAGTAATTCAACACCCATCGTTATCTATCTTGGGTTTGAAGTAGATTATTTCATTTTCATCGCCGCTGTCTCGGATGAGGGGAGTCAAAGCTTCATGCACGTATCTGCGCGCGGCGTGCCGTAGCTGTGGTAGTGTTACTCAGCCCGCCGTGCGGCGTCGACCTCGATATCATACCCCGACCGGACACTCTCGTCGACGACGGCATAGGTCCGGTCCCGCGTCGAGCCCTCCAGGTCGATGAGGTCGTAGTCGGCGAGCTTTCGGAGCTTCCGGCGCTGGGCCCGGTCCCCGAGTGGCGTGTGCGACCGGCCGGAGTATATCTGGTCACCGACACTGTCGTAGCGGTCATGCAGCGCCTGCCCATCGATGCGCCCGGCCTCCCGAACCAGCGCGTACAGGACGTGATGATGATAGCTCAACGAGTCCAGTGCGGCTTGGCGCATCCACTCCCGAGCCAGCGGGTAGGCGCCGGCGACGTCTTCGTCGCGAACAGTGTGGTGGTCGCGGTCGTCGGCGAGTTCGGCCGCGGCCAGCAACGAGTAGATGCCGTACCGGGCGACGCCGGCGACCTCGTCGGCGATGACCTCCAGCTGCCGTCGTGAGACGACGCCGTGGTCGAGCCCCTTCTCGGCGCGGGGTTCGAGGATGTCCGCGAGCTCACCGGTCCCGTAGCGGTCCAAGCTGAGCGCGGCGCCGTGGAACCGCTGGGCGACCCGCCGTGGGGCGTGCGACAGCCACTTGTCAGCGTCGTAGGCGATGACCACGAGCGAGAGTAGGTCGACATCGGCCAACCGTTCGAGAGCCTTGGTGTCGTGGACATCGGTGGCCTCGTCGAGGACGACGACGAGGGGCTCGGTCACGCGCTCGCGAAGGGTGAGACACAGGTCCTCCCGGGGAGTGTTCGCGGCGGGCTCGGGCCCGACCGCGGCCAGCACCTCTCGCAGGATGCCGGCGGTCGTCCGGCCCATACACTCGACGTGGACCGTGTCGATAGCGGCCTGGGCCGATAGTCGAGAGAGGGTGTGCTTCGCGAGGGTTGTCTTGCCGACGCCAGGCCCGCCGTCGATGAGAAGATCGTCGCCCTGGTCGCCGCGCTTGGCCGGTTCGAGCGCCGTCGCGACGCGGTCGACTTCCGCGTCGCGGTGGAGCAGCCGTTCGGGCGGGTAGTCATCGTCAAAAACCGACCGGTCAGCAATCATGTCAGCATCGAGGGGTAGCATGGTATATAAATGGGTGCGTGATGTCCGGATGTTTTTCAATTGGGTTTTATTGACTGCCAGAAAGAGCCTTTCAATAGAATGGGTGAACCGAACTATTGTCCTGCTTGTGGCAGTGGCGTTGAGGGCGCGTCTTTCTGCCCAAATTGTGGGGCAGATCTCGCGGCTGACAAGAAATCTGAGCCGAAAGAACCTCCACAGACGCAAGAACAAGAAGCACAGAGTACCCAAAACCCAAAATCGCCGGTTATTAGCTTGGTATTGTTAGGATTTGGGTGGTTGATATTTTTAGTTTCTTACCCACAATTGGTGTCAGGTCAAGTGAGTATCGTCTCACTGATGGGTACGCTGTGCGTGTTTGGGTCAATTCCACTGCTCTGGTATGACGCCCGGGGGGCGATTCGGTCCGGGGACCTATCAACAAGCCGTCCAATCTACATAGTCATCGCCGTTTATCTGCTATACCTGCTTACACTGCCGTTTTACGTGCTGTACCGTGGCTACAAGATGTATCGGTGAGGTCGTACTACAGACTCGCCAGCCCTAGGAGTACGCCTCCTATAAGTGCCAGCACGATAACTAATATCAGAAAGTTTCCGAACCATCGGAAAATGAGGAGGGTGCCAGAGACAGCTGGGTTATTCCTAGCATCCGACGGCAGTGAATCTTGAATACTGCGGTTCCAGAGTTGGAGGATGGCTTCCGGGAGGGCGACTAGGAAGAAGAAATACGGAAACAACAACACCCCAATCACACCGAGTACTGCACCGACATAGAACATTGAATCCCGTGTTGTGTCGCTCTGTGTTGCCGGCTCGGCAGGTGTTGCCGTGCCTGAATCGGACGCTGAACTGGCGTTTTGGTTTGCTGGCTCCCCTCCAGTTTGGACCGACGTGCCACACTCAGTACAAAAATAATCGTTGTCTGCTACTTCAGTGCCACAGCTTGGACAATAAGGCATGATTATCTAACAACTAACGAGCACAAAAACAATTTCGACTTATTTGGCAGGGCCAGCAGAGCCTGCCGCTTAGTGTATTTCGGCGTAGAACTCGCTGACGACGTCGGCTTGGTCACACCCCTCGCGGTGGGGGATATACTCGGGCGCGGCGGCGACGCGACCGCAGACTCCGCCGTCGGCACACTGGCCGAGACACCGCACCTCGCCAGTCGGGCGGAGTGCCGTACAGCCCCCGCGACCGACGGACTGGATCTCTCTGATAATCTCGAACTCAGTGTCCGGGTCCGAAAACGAGCGGGCGTCGGGTCTCATACGACCTCCCACCCCAAGCCACTGCCACGACTGTAGGAGACGACCAGCACCGACGAGGTCTTCGGCAGCGGGATGCCGATAAGTCTCACGCCTGTAGCACCTCGCGCAGATCTTCGGCGAGCGCACTACGGTCGACACCGACGGGGATGGTCAGGTCGCCCCGGCGGAACCACACGCGCCGGAGATGCTGGCAGCCACCGTCGGGCCGCCGGTGGAGCATGTCGGGACAGCCACAGACGCCGGCCTCGGGGTCGACAACGTAGCGGTTCGTAACCCAGCGGCCGCGGTCGTAGTGGCTGCTGTAGACGGCGACCTGACTGTCGAGCAGGTCGGGCTCCGTATCGCAGGTCGTCATGGTCCGGGTCAACGCCTTCACGTCGCGCCCGTCCAGCTGGGCGATGGCTTCGACGTCGGCGTCGGTCGAGACCGCCATCACTCATCGCCCCCGATGGTCCGCTCGACGTCGGCGAGCTCGCGGGCTTCGTCGACGAGGTCGCTGGGCAGGCACCGCTCGGCCACAGTGGTGACCTCTTCCCAAGCGTGGTCGTCTAGCGCTTGGGCGAACAGCGTCTCAAGCATCGACACCACCTGCCGTTCCTGCGGCCGGCGGAACGACTCGCGAGCCTCCTCAACGGGGAGACGAGCCAGCCGCGATTCGGGGAAGTCGTAGCCCCCGGAAAACTCCGTCGTGGGCTTGTCCGGCAGATAGACGCAGGTCCAGACAGCCTCGTCGTCGCTGATGTCCAGCAACGGATGGCTCTTGTACGTCTGAATGTCGTAACTCTCGGCCTGCTGGTGAGCCGCGACAGAGTGGGCGGCCTTCTCGACGACTAGGACCTTGCCGCGCTCGACGAGGTCGATGGCGACGTCGCCGGCGCGGATGCGGCCGTCAACCGTCATGCTTGGCCCTCCACGAAGTCGCCCACGTCATCTTTCACGCGGTCGACCAGCTTCGGGGCCATTCCAGCGTTGACCAGCTCCGGCCGCGTCGCCCGCTGTAGGTCGGTGACCGTCCTGAACTCGGACTGGTACGGGTCGATGGCCACAGCCCACGACAGCGCGTCGACCTCGTCGGCGAACACGACGATGTCCTTCGCGTCGCCGACCCGTTCGTCGATGATACGGTCGATGGCATCGGCCGCGGCGCCGGCTGCATCAACTGCTAACTGTTCGACGACCTCGCCGATGTCGTGGTCGTTGGTGTCGACGAGGACCGCGTTCTGTTGGGCCGTCACGAGCAGGGCGAACGCTTCGTCGCCGGCGAGGAGGTCACGCAGACACTCCGACTCGCGGTCGGTGAGGTCGCGCGTTCTGCGGGCGCCGGCGGCGATGGTGGTGGCCTCGCTCCGGACCTTCTGTTCGTCGACCATCAGAGTCCCCCCTTGCGTCGGCGGTCGGCCTCGACGAGCAGGTCGGCCAGCTGCCCGATGGTGTCCCAGCCACGCTCTTGGGCGACGTAGCTGACCCAGTCGTCGAGGACGCGGCCGTCGAGGTGCTCGACGTGGTCGACACCCTCGCTGTCGTAGACGACAACGCAGTCGGCGCCGAGCCAGTAGTGGTGGTCGTAGCCGTCGGCGTCCGTGCCGAGGGTTGCTGATTCGATATCGTCGCCCAAGTCGTGGGCGAGCGTCGCGGTCGTGCCGGACGAGTTAAGTCCGGTGCGGGTGATAGCTTGCATTGCTTCGTTTCTCCGAAGCGCGGGCGGTGTTCCAAGCACCGTCCGGATTCTGCACCGGCGAGCTCCCGCGCTTCTTACTCTATATCGTATGCCCATCCACTTATAGATACCGGATATAGTATACACTGCCAGTAGTACATACTATTTGTCGTAAGAACTATGCCGGGTGCGCGTCACATACGATATGAGGTAATATATGGGAGCCACCGAAACACCACAGTCAATGAGCGACGAGGGGCGCGCTCTCCTAACCGAGACCGAGCGCGACATCCTGGCCGGCGAGAAAGACGTGTCGGACAACTACAAGTACAAAGTCGAGTCGTTGGTCCGGAACCGGGTCAAAAAGAAGCTCGGCGACGATGTCGAGACGCTTCGCGAACACTTCCCCGAGGTGTACGATATGGTCGTCGACGAGGTGTGTGGCGAGCTGCGGGAGAAGGACGATGCCTGAGCGCGACACGACCGAGCGCGGACTCGCACTGACGGCTCCCGACGACCGGAACGTCAATCGTGAGCTGGTCTACGCGAACATCGGGGCCGTCACAAACTCGGCACTGGACGTCGGCCACGACCAGGCCTTGGACGTCGTCGAGTCCCACCTAGCCGAAGCAGAGGCAGAGCTGCGGGAGCTCCAGGAGGCCGCCGATGCCGAGTAAGACCGACCGCACCGACGGCGAAATCGACTGGCCCCACTGGCAGGACCGGACGTCCAGCTCGCGGCGGACCTCGACGACGAAGTACTCGGTGACGCTTGCCGAGGCAATCAACCAGATTGAAGCCGAGCTGGAGGACCGACTGGGTGTTGACGACTGGCGCCTCTCGACGGCGGCACCCCACCGCAAGAACGACGGCCGTCCCTACGCGAATGCGAACCCGTCGGACCCGGGCGCTGTGGTCCGATGGAGTATGGACGGCCAGCAGTACTGTGTTGCAGCCGACGAGTACGACGACGTCCGGGACAACGTCCGGACCATCGGCCTGTACATCAAGGAGAAGCGAAAGATGTCAAACCGGCCGGTCCACACCGGTCAGGACGAGTTCGCTACCGCGCAGCTGCCCTCCGGAGACAAAGACGTCATCGTCGCCGGTGACGGGTCTGGCGTGGCGTCAACGCAGGAACCCCATGTCGTTCTTGGTGTCGCACCGGACGCGCCCGACGACGTCGTCGAGGCGGTCGCCCGGCGACTATCGGCTAACGCCCATCCTGACAACGACGACGGTGACCGGGACAAGTTCCAGCGCATCCAGCAGGCGAAGGAGGCGATGCTGGATGGCGAGTGACGACGACCGTTATGCCATCGATGTCCTGAGCCCGTTCCTCGTTCGCGATGGGGCCGGGACGGTCGCTGTCGAGTACGACATCGGCGATAGCTGACGCTGCCGCTCATTTCTACAGAATTCTCAGAACCCACACAGCTGCCCAGCCATGATGGGTTTAGGCCCATAGGCTTATAATGATGGGTCGTGTACCATCATATGTAGATGGCACCCTACGAGACCGAGCGAGAACTCACCGAACGCGAAGGCAAGTACGTGAAGCATATCCGCGTGCGCTCTACCGACAGCGAAAAATACCCCTGCGGGTATGACTACGCGCTGCACTACGGTACGACCGACGGCGAGACGCTGTTGCGGTACGACAACGCGCACGAACAGTCGAAGGGGCACGAGCGCCACACAAGCGATGGGGTGACTGAAATCGACTTCCCCGGCATGAAAGCGCTCATCCGGCGATTCGAAAGCGAAGTTGCCGACCTCCCACCGTAGGGGGCGTCATCTCGGAGGGTGCCACTCTCGGAGGACCACAGCCATGACAGACCACAAGACTCTGACCGTCCGCCTGGGCGGCGGCGACGAAGAACGGGACGCACTGCTTGATGACATCGATGCGATGGAACGTGGCGAGGACGTCGATGACCGACATGTCCTCGTCCTCGACGAGGAGACCGAGCTCCAGCGGCTGCTCAGCCCAGCCAACCTCGGGCTGTTGCGGGCCATCCGCGCACACGAACCTGAGAGTATGCGGGCAGCTGCCGACCTTGTCGAGCGTGACTTCAAGGAGGTCCATCGCAACCTCACCGAGCTCGAAGCGCTTCGGGTGATTGAGTTCGAGCAGGAGGGTCGTTCGAAACGCCCCGTCGTCCGGTTCGACGAGATTGACGTGGAGGTGTCCCTTAGCGCTGGGGACACTGACACCGCGGCAGCGTAGCGCGGCCCACGCCGTCAGGTCACCATTCGGACCTCTGCCTCTATAGATGGACTGCCGTCGAGGTCTCAGTCATGCTCGAACAAATCGTTGATAAATTTGCCGCCGCACACGCCCAGGTAGCAACCGAACTGGCGTCCTGAGCGACAGCATCTTTATAGCTTGGCTGGCAGTCATGGCACCCGCTGAAACGAACTCTCGGTACTGGCGTATCTCGTGCCTCGCATATTGCCACCCGCCACGCCGATCTTGCATTTCTCTTCCTCCCCGGACCCGGACTAGCACTTCCGGTATGTTATGAAAGGTTGACCCGTTGTGGAGCATACGCATCCAGAGGTCATAATCTTCGGTTGGGTCCATCTCTCGGTAGTTGCCCGCATTCAGCACTGCGTCCCGACGCATCATGACCGAGACATGGTTCATCGGCGAGCGTCGTTGCGCAAACTCGACGATGTCATCATGTTTAGACGGGACCTCGCGGATCGACGAGCTGCCGTCACGGCTAAACTCTTCTATCCAGCCGCCCACCACGTCGACGTTCGGATGATCCTCCAGATAAGATAGCTGCTGCTCGAAGCGCCCCTCCAGGCTGATGTCATCGGCGTCCATCCGAGCAAGGATGGGTTTGATGCTATCTCGACGCCATCCTGGAGAGTGAGTGCTATCCCTCGATTGTCCTCAAACTCGACGAGAGTGATCCAATCCGCTTCTGCCCACTGAGACAGATCGCTCTGGAGGGCGTCCGGGACAGGACCATCGCGAAGGAGCAGCAGCTCATCGGGAGTCCGAGATTGGTCAGCAATCGACTCAATCGCTATGTTCGCATGGGGAGGGTCAATCCCCGCGTGAATCGGAAAAAGACAGGATACTTGCACATGCTACAACTTCCAGCGAGTATAATATATCTCACGGATATTACGAGAGTTGGACTCGCAGCAGTAAGCCGCTCTTTGCCCGGCCAGCAATCCTGCCTCTCCTACCGAACGTCTTCGATAGACATATTTGTTCTTGCACTGTCACCAATCACGGTATCACCACTATTTGTCTGCTCTACCTCCACGTAAAACGGATTCCCGCCGCCAATTGTGACAATATCCGTGAATGTGAACGACTGGAATCCAGCCCCATTCAGGCGGCATAGAGTCTCGCTATGCAAATTACCATTATTGTAGAATCGTATATCAAACCGTTCTTGGTCCGCAGCGGCTTCTATAGCGACTGTTAGACTGACCCGATACTCTGAGATTTCCGCAGGGACAAACTCGTCGTTTGAGTTATCCCACTCCCCTCGGTTATCTGTGTCAACATTATCGAACGTCAGCCGTGCCGGGGTTGCCGCTGTGAGCGACTGGTCAGCTGTCTTTTCAACGCGGACAACTGATGCCTCGTGGGTGTTCCGAAGTTTGGCGATGTTGAGCGTGTCCCATATCTTCGGGTTGTAGTTGTCTCCGGCCGATTGCGCGAAGAACCAATCTAAACTATTCCCCCTCGAATCCGCGGGGGCACTGGAGAAATCTACTCCGACAGTGGAGTTGGCCTCGACGCCGTACCCCGAAAACTGGTTCCCCTCGAATGTACTGGGAGAGTTTAGCGCAACACCAGTGCCACTGTTCGCTTCTGAGACGACGAAGAAGGCATTACCGTTCGCGCCCCCGTCGAATGCAAGCCCGTCACCGCCGTTCTGTGCGGCGTGCATCAGGTACATTTCGTTCGCGTTGAAGTAATCCGACCCCCCGATGTCGGTCTGTATCACAACACCGTCGCCAGTGGCACCGCGGATGTCTGGGAAGTGGTAGTACCCTTGCTGCATCAGCCCCCGTATTTGGACGTTATCTCCACCCGACCCCTTCACTGACGTGTTTATAATCGTCATTCCGGGGCTTCCGCTACCACTCTCACCGACGCGGAGGTTGTAGTTACCTCCGCCGCCCACAATTGACACGTCGCGAAGCGTGCATCGCTCTCTCAGCCAGATCCCGTCACCGCCCGACGTGTCGACCTCGATGCGAGAATCGGGAGTCGAACCGCTGTTCGATGACTGCCCACCAGCTTCGAGGACAACCGGTTTGGTGACCTCGATTTCAGTCTCCGCAATTGCCTCTCTCAGTTCGATAATCCCCCCATCAGACGGCAGGGCGTCGTGGGCAGCCATTATCGTATCATAACCACCCGCGCCGACTATTTTCGCGCCCGAGATATCCTCCGCACTGACCTCTTGGAACTCCCCATCGGGCGCCCGGTTCATCACCGTCGACGTGTCCGAGCCGGCGTCGACCGTCCCGATCAGGAGCGACGGGTCCGACGGTGGCGTCTGCGAACTCTTGATTTCGTAGCGGACGTCGTCGTCAGTGCCGGGCTGGATGGCCAGATAGACGTAGTTGAGACCGGTCGTCGAGGCCAGCCCCAGCCCCGACCGGGCGTCGGGGAAGACATCGTAGGCCTGCGTCCCATCGCGGACGATAGCGTGGCCACTGCCGATATCCAGCGTATTGGCCTGGAAGTCGGCGTTGAACGTCAGCCCGCGCTCGACGTAGTCGGTCAGGTTCGAGAGTGCTCGCTGCTCGGTCAGGTTCTGTTCGCTCAGGTCGTCGTCGGTCTGGTAAAGGACTCTGTCTGCCATGGGTAGTGGTTGGGATAACGATGGGCTCGCACCGACACTCGCCGGCGGTCATCGCGATGGTCGTGTGTCTATGCTCGCTCTTGCGTCGCGCCGAGGCGCCGGTCGAGGTTCTGCAGCGCTTCGGAGATGGTATCTCTCGACCCCAGCTGCAGGACAATCTTCTCGGCGGTTCGGTCCAACTGCTTGATTTCCAGCGGCCGGTCCGTCGGGAGTTCGTCGACGTCCAGCTCGCTGATGAGCGACCGGCCGGCGTCCAATCTGGAGAGCGTCGCAGTCGCCTCGACGAGCGGCTCGTCCAGGTCCTGCTGGATGACCAGCGCCGCCTGCTCGGCCTCGCGGTCGCTCGTGACGCTGTTGAGCTTCTTCGGTGGCAGCGCGCGGTCCGTCTGTGGGTCGTAATCGTCAGCCTCGTAGCTGCCCTGCGCGACCCACTGGTAGCTGATAACGAGCGCGTCGCCGTCGCCGATCGCACCGTTCGCGAGCGTCGTGATCTCGCCGTCGGCGTAGTCGATATCGTAGTCGACGCCGGCGGTGAACTCTTGACCTGTGGCCGCGTCGATGAGTGACTCCCGACCGGTGACAAGGTCGTCCTCGTCGAGCTCAAGGGCAGTGCCGTGGTCGGCGGTGAGTTGCTCGCCCTGCCGCGTCCGGAACGAAGACCGGATAGTGACCTTCCCGTAGGTCCTGAGATCCTTGCTGACCGAGAAGTCCGAGAGGCCGCCCGTCGACTGCGTGTCACGCTGGCCGGGTCGCGTCCACTCGACGCGGATGGTCTCGGTGGCGCTGTCCCAGCGCAGCTCGAAGAAGGCGTTAGCGTACTCGGCCCAGCGCTGGAGGATATCGAGGACGGAGCCAGTCGGCCGTCGGAAGTCCAGCACGGCCACGTCCTCGACGTCGGCGTAGAGGTCCCCTCCGGTGACCCGCTGGGGCTCCGTGCCCTGCAGTGGTGTCTCGGTCCTGTTGGGGTCGTTCGTCCGGCCGAGTGTCGCCCGCCAGCGCAGTGTGCCCGACGCCTCAGTGAACGCCGTCGAGTACGTCGCGGTGTTGCTCCCCGACGACCAAGAGCCGCCACTGTCGTTCGAGAGGCCCAGCGACTGGCCGTCGTCGGTCGCTGACAGCGTCGCCTCGATGCGGCCGCTGTCGATGTTCCCGGCAGTGCTGGCGTCCTCGAAAGCGACTGAGGTCACATCGGCGATGCCGTCTGGATACCACTGTGGCCCGTCAAGAGGGCCGCCGCTGCCGTCGTTGCTGTTGTCGAACAGCCACGAAAACCGGTTGTCGTACGGTGCAACGGCGTCGACGTACAGCGCGTATGTCGTTCCCCCGTCCGAGTTGGTCACCTCGCAGCGCAGCGTGTAGTCGCCAGGGGTCAAGTCCGGTCCCTCGTAGCCGTCGAGGTTGTTGTAAGCGCCGTCGCCGATCTGGTCCCACGTCAGCGTCGAGCCGAGCACGCCGGCGCCGACCTCGTCGATGAGGTAGCTGTTGCCGTCGGGGTGTTCGAGCGTCCACTTGTGACCGGGGGCCGAGTTGGTGTCATCGGCGTCGATGCGCACCGCGGCACCGAAGTTGTCAGACGCGATGGTGTGCCCGACGGTGAAGTCCCACGCCGCAAAGTCTGGGCCGCCAGCGACCGCATCGTCCCGGACCAGTGAAGCGGAATCCCCGCCGGAGTAGACGCCCTCGGTCGGCGTTTGCTCCGTTGTGCGGAACTCGGCACCGCGGTCGTAGGCTTCCCCCTCTGTGGTCCAGCACGCCTGCAGCGTCTCGTACCCGTCGGTGTCGAACTGCAGCGGCTGGTCTTCGTCGAGCGGCTGTGCCAGCGCGCTCTGGAGGTCCGTCCCCGAAAGCGACTGGAGGAGGCGCTCTTCAGTGCCGCCGGGCGGGCCGTCAACCGAGTAGTCGTAGGTAGTAAAGTCAGTTAGCAGCGTCCGGACAGCGTCGGGCACGGTCTCGTTTTGCACCTCGGTCTCGACTGGGTTGTCGAGTTCCTGTCCGCCCTCGCCGACGAGCGTGATTTTGTCCGTCGACGTCTCGGGCTTGCGCAGCTCGTCGATGGGGAGCCGTTCACCGTCCTGCCACGCGCGCATCTCGGGCTCGGCGCCCTCCCACACTGAGTCCAGCCAGCGGGACTCCTGGCTCTTCGAGACGGGCACGCGCAGCTCTGGCTTGTCGTTGACATCGGGGAGGTACTGCGCGTCGTCGAGGGGCTGGACCTCCCAGACGTGGTCTGACTCGGGGTTGACGACCTCCACGACGAGCTCGTCGGGCGGGATGGTCGTCATCGGTGGACCACCCGGCAGTCAGCGAGCGGCGACGGGCTGGCAGACCCCACTGTGCAGACCATGGTTGTCTCGCCCACGTCGACCGTGCCCTCCGCCGAGCGCGGGTAGACGTGCTCGACGGGGTCGCCACAGACCGGGCAGGTCTCGGGCACCTCGCTCGGGATGTCCGCCTCCAGGTTCTCGATGGGGATGCGCTCGGGCGGCGCCGGCGACGGTCCGTCGTCCGTCGACGAGGACCGCCAGAACGCCAAGTGGTCCAGCAGGCTCATCGGTCGACCTCCGTCCGCTTGATGACGTCCCCGCTCGGGGCGATGATGGAGCCCGTCTCGCTCGCGATGGGGTCGAGTCGGTCCTGCAGCCCCTGTGGCGTGACCCCCTCGTTGGCCGGCACCGTCCAGACGACGTTGTCCAGACCGCGGATGAGCGTGCCGTTGAGGTTGACACGGTCGCCGGTGCTCTGGTCTTCGAACTCGAACTGCGCCTTGAGCCGGACCAGGCCGATGCTCGTGACGTCGACGTCGAAGAGCCGCCAATCGCTACTGCCCAGCTGGAGGAGGTTGTACTGGCCGTCCGCTGGGTCCCAGCGGTAGGCGCGGAGGATGTCCTCGGGCTGGTCGATGACCAGTCGGAGCCGGTCGGTCTCCAGGACCATGTCACCACGCCACTCGTGGTCAGTCACGTAGACCCGCTGCCACTGGCTCGCGACGCGGACGTCGTCGCCGCCGACGGTCGCGGAGCCCACTGTCGCCGACCCCACCGTCGGGCTGTCCCCGGGTTCGCGGTAGACCTTGGAGCGGTCGTTCGTGTCCCACACGACGCAGTCGGTCGGGTACTCCTCGGTGTAGGGGATGTCGTAGATGAGGACGGGCTTCGAGAACGACGGCTCGCTGGGGTCGTAGATGTTGAGCTGGTCGTGCTCGCCCTCGACAGTGCGCTGGACCGTCGCGTCCTCGAGCCCGCCGCCGACGTCGTCGAACCAGCGGACCTTGCGGGCCCGGATGGACAGGCCCAGCTCGGGCGCGGCGCCGGCGTCGAACGGGTTGGTATCGGTCTGCGGGTTGGTCCGCACCGAGCGCCAGTGCGACTGCCGCGTGCCCTTCTTCGCGATTTCGAGGTCGTACTCCTGCTGGTACTCCCCGACACGGGGGTCGGTAGGGTTCGTCTTCGCGCTCTCGATGTTGTAGTACCCGCGAAACTGTGCCGCTGCCGCCGTGTCGAACAGCGGGACAGACGAGATGGAGCCCGACGCCAACTCTTCGATTTCGTTGGCGAACAGGTTCGCAAACTTACCGTTGTAGACACCGCTGAGTGTCCCGTCACGGGCCCCGGTCGAGACCTGTGAGACTGCCGGCAGGCCGCCACCGAGCGTCCCGAGTTTGGCCAGTTGCTGTTTCGTGCTGCTACCGTTCCGGCCCCTGGACTTCGGCAGGGGAAGCGCGTAGAGTTGAAGCGTCATCTGGCTATCCCGTCCTCTGTGCAGCGTCCCACGCGATATCCATCGACGCAGCGGTGACGTAGTTGATGCTGATAGTCGCCGTCGACGACTCGCGCTGGACGTCGTACGTGTGTTGTGGCTGTTCGGGGACTACTTCGAGCGGGTCCAACTGCCCGGACTCGGAGAGCTCGCCGACCTCGAGCGTGGCGAGGTGCCCCTCGGGGTAGTTGTCATCCGGTGGTCGGGAGTCGATCTCCGCCAAGGTCAGCGCCTCATCAAGGAGCTGGACCTTCGCCAGTGCAGTGCCGCCGGTCGCGTCGTACTTACCGCCGTCGCCAGTGCCCCACTGGTTCTCCGTGTCGCCAGTGATGACCTGGCCAGATGTCTCCACGACACGGGAGCCGCCACCGAGGTCAGTGAACAGGCTTTGCCGTCGACCGCTGCGCTCTACATTCGTGTCCGTCGTTTCCTCGATGAGGTCGGTGAGGATGTCGATGATGGTCGAGCCACGACCGTTTTCGCCGGTCAGGTACCCCGTTCGGATTGAGTGTGTGACCGACAGGTTGTCGGAGTACTCGAACGTGAGCTGTTCTGCTTCGCCATCCCCGTCGATGTCGAACTTTGGGAGAGTGAACTGTACAGTGGCCATTTTATAACCCGAATCTCCGGCTGAGACCGCGCTCGAATTCGTCCAGCTTGTCCTGAACGATGCGCTCGACGTCGCGGTCGTCTTTGCGTTTGTTCTCGACCCGTGTCGTGTTGTTGATAGTGATGTCTGTTTGCTGGGTATTGCCACTATCATCGCCGCTCAACTGGCTGTCGACGAATTGCCCGGCGTCGTAGGCAGGGTTGTTGGTGAACGTGTTCTGAAGGAACTCAGCGGCACCGGAGTTAGACTGCCCGAAGTTCTGTCCGAAGTTCCGAACTGGGCCGATCCCCTCTCCGCCGCCGGCTATTTCGTTGAGTTCTTTGGTCCCGTATGCCGTCCCGAGGATGCCGGCCAAACCGCCGCCCAGCGTCGCCGCCGATGCAGTCGTCGCCGAGCCGCCTGTCGCCGATAGGAATCCGGAACCGCTGATGCCACCAGACAGTCCTGACAGTCCGCCGGCCGTCACTCCAACACCAGCGGCAGCGAGCAGTTCCAGTGGCCCTGGGAGTTTGGTGCCCGAACCCGAGCCGCTTCCGGAGCCGCCGTCCGATTGCTCTGTGACCAACTTCGAAAGCGGGACGGGAGTAACTAACTTCGAGAGCGAGACCTCTGTGAGTACGGCCGAGACAGCCTTTGCGTTCAAGACTTTCGCCACGGACACGGCAGTCAGTACCTTCGCCGCGGAGATGGCTGTGAGAACGGTTGCCGCAGACGCCGCAGTCAGGACGTCCGACGCAGCAACAGCGTTCAAGACGGTGGTCGCGTCGACCGCGTTCAGAACGTCCGATGCTGCGACAGCATTCAGCACTGCGCCCGCGCCCACGGTGTTCAGGACCGCCGACGCCGCGACCGTGGTAAGGACGCCGGTCACGGGCTTGGCGGTCAGGACGTCCGTCACCGGGCCGGTGTTCAGGACCTTAGTCACAGAGACCGCACTCAGGACCGACCCAGCTGACGTGGCGGTGAGTACCTGCGACGCCGACACTGATGTCACCAAGTCAGATACCGACGACGCGTCCGGAAGTATTGGGCCGTCCGGAATTGCGCCCGACAGCGCACTCGCGGAGGCTGCCAACGTCCCGACAGCGACAGCCAGTCCGCCAGCGATACCGATGCTGCCCCGAGGGCGTGGCAAGCGACGACCACCATTGCCTCCCTGGGCCGTCGCTTCCTGAACGTCAAGCATCTCCCGGAGGAGGTCGTTGCGCGTCTCGTTCAGCGTGAGGTTGTCGTCGAGTTGGTCCGTCGCGGTGTTGAGGTACGTGTTGTTCTGGTCGAGCAGCTGCCGCCTCGGGTTGCGGCCGCCGCTCCCGGCACCAGCGCCCGACGCGGCCACATCGGCCGCGCTGACATCGACTGTGATGTCGTTCAGCGAATCTTCTATCTGAGTTTTTGTGGATTTGATAGATGTTGGGTCGGCACGGACTTCTAACAGCGCTGACGCTGAGAACTCGCTCACGCCTCAGCCCTCCGGGAGCCCGCCGAGTGACTGCCGGGCCTCCATGATGTCGTGGATGGCGAGCCAGTCGAGGACGTCGCCCCAGGCCATCTCGTCGAAGGCCGCCGGGTCGCCGCCGCGGTCGATGTACATGGCCTTGGCATATCGATAGGTCACTCCTCGGTCGAGGCCTCGTTCATCGGCGTTTCCTTGGGCGATGTCTCTGAGCGTGTCTCGTTTCCCCCGTTGGCTCCTTCGGGGTCCATCAGCCGGTCGATAGCCGCGCTGGCCCACTGGATGTAGTACGGGTGGAGCTGTCCAACGATGCCGACGAGTTGCTTGTCGCTCAGTTCCCCGTCGGTGTAGGGGGCATCGACGGTCCCGGCGGCGACGTAGAGGATGTCCGACGTCCCCGAGCCCGCGTTCGGGTCGCTTTCGAGGTCGTTCTGCATGTTCCCGAACGTCGACGCCCGCACAGCCCCGAGCGTCACGCCGTCGGTGGCCTCGTCCCACATCGGGAAATCGTCGTGGTCCGGGGCAGTGTCGCGGGCCCAGATGACGCCCTTTCGCTGGCTCTGCAGTTTCGACAGTTGCGCCTGCAGCGCCTGGATGGTGTCGGTGTTGTCGCCGTCCTCGTTGTTGAGTTCGTCGACGCGGTCCTGCAGGTCGGCGATTTCGTCGCCGAGGCGCTGTTCCTCCTCGTCGAAGTCGAAGTAGGTCTGGTTGAAGGTAGTCATGCGAAGGTCACCGCAGGCTTGCCCGTGACCGAAAAGGTGGTCTCGTCGTTGGCGTCTTCCGCCGAGACGATTTCGTTCCAGTTGTGTGTGTCAGGCTTCAGGTTCTGCAGGTTGTACGTCCGGAGCGTCCCGGCCGGCCCTGTCAGTGTGATAGTACCGGCGACGCTGTCGAGTCGGTCCGGTGGGGCGCTGCTGGCGTTCCCACGGGCGAGGTCGAGCCGGGTCGGCTCGGTGAACAGCGCGTTGGCCGTAAGTTCGGCTGACGGCGCTGCCGTGACGCCGCGGGTCGGCGTCGGGTCTGCCCCCCGGTGGAAACGCGAGAGGTCGGACATGGACAGCGTCGCCGACTGCAGGTCTGACACTGTGGTCCCGTCGATGGATAGGTCGAAGCCGTGAAAACCCACAGTTGTCCCCGCCGTGACCTCGGTCGCCGTCGTGAGGTCTGTGGTCGGGTCCGGCTGTTGGTCGGCATATGCCATCGACAGCGAGTACGTGACGTTGCTGCCCTGCTCGTAGTTGACGCTGTACTCCAGCGGGATGCAGCCCAGGTACTCCTCCGTGGCAGTCCCACTCAGGTAGTCGACGCCGGCGAAGATGCGACCGGATGTCGACAGCCCCGGTTCGATAGTGTCGGCAGCGTTGAGGACGAGGTTGTCCTCGATCTGCGTGTGGACGTCCTCGCTGACCGTGGCCTCGACGCTGAACGCGCCCTCGAAGTTCTGCTTGACGTCTTCGACCGCCCAGGCTTCGTCGCCCTGTCGCATCGCTTCGAGCTGGTTGCTCAGCGAGAGTTCGGTGATTGTCGGGTTGCGCCCGAGTTTGAACAGGTCGGGGTTGCCGTCGCTGTCGTCGTCGACGAGCGAGCCCATGAAGTTCTGTTCACCTGCCGCAACGAGCTGACCGCTCCCTGCGCCCGTCATGCTATACCTCCGTCGCTATGCGTATTGCTCATCATGATTGCCTGAAAACTGCCGCGTGGTAGCCTCGACGCCGGCCGCGGCGACCGGCGGGTCATCAGTTATTTCCGGAGCTACGTAGAGAAACAGCCGATAGAACCGTCCTCAGCGCTCCGTCTTTGATGTCCTCAAAGGCAGCTTCGGCGATAATGCCGCCTCCACCGAGGGGGCGGAGTACCACGTCATATTTCAACTCCCAGATAGATGTTCGGGCGGTCGAGAGTGATACTTTCGTTCGAATTGCTCGTCTTTGCCTGGTTAATCAGCTCGATGGGGGTGGTGGTGGTCGCGGGGGTGTACTCCACCCACCCGGTGTCGAACGGCCCGTTGCCCGTGGCGGAGACTTCGGTCCCGGCGACCGCTTCGCCGTCCTCGAAATTGTAGAGGCGGGCGCTCGCGGTCTGCCCCCCGTCCACGCCGTCGAACTTCCCCGTCATCTTCACGCGAACCCTGTCCACGGGCCCGATTTCGGCCCACGTCAGGAACGTCGAGGAGAGGTCGACCAGCGCGTCGTAACTCGTGTTTGACGTGGAACTGGACCGGCTTGCAGAAGGACCCAACGCAAGCAGCGTTACCACATCGCCTTTTTCAAAGCCGACTTCTCTGAGCGTCTCCCACGCTTGTCCATCCTGTCTGTCGATTAAGTCGTCTGTATCTATCGCCGGCCCCTCCAGCGTCCCGTCGGTCCGCTCGCGCCACTGCCGCAGCCGTCTGAGGATGCCCATCGGTCAGGCCCCCTGGATGGTGACGTCAGCGGTCTCGCCAGGGCCGGCGGCGTCGGTCACCCGGATACGGAGATACCGGTCGCCCAGGATAAACGCGTCGCGAATATCCTGCGCGTCGTCGACGTCGGCTTGGTCGTAGACGACCTCGCCCTCGAACCAGTCGTCTGTGCCGGGGCTCTTGCCCGCTGCGACGTCGACCGCGTAGCTACCGTCGGCGCTGGCTTCGATGTTGATCGAGACCAAGCGGTCGCCGGGCACTTCGACGCGTGCTATCTCGCCCGTCTCGTCGATGGGGGCGTCTGTAACGGTGTGTTCGTCTTGTCTGAGGTTGAGTTTCATTGGTAGTATCGAAAAACGGCGGCGTTAGAGTGTCTCGAAGCCGTCAAATATAACATCGAAGTCTGTCCGGAAATAGTCAGAATAGTTGCTGGACTGGTCAGCCTCGTTCGCGAGCGTCAGATGGGTAAAGCCCACGTCGGGGTCGGCGTCGGGATACTCGCGACCGGCGTAGATGGCTGCCTTGACCCGCCGAAGAAACCCGTTGGGGCCGTGCCACGGGACGCCGTCGGCGCCCTCGGGATCGACGTGACCCCACTCGCCGTCCTGGGAGGTCAGCCCCTCCAGCCGGACGCCGACGACGACCTCCTTGTCGAGGTCGTACTCGGTGCCGATGGGCTCCTCGACGCTCTCGGCGTACTGGGCGCCGATGTAGACGCCCTTCTCCAGCGCCGCCGACCGCTCGCGGATGGACGTCGACATGTCCAGCGTGCCGTCGCCGTCCCAGATGCGCGAGGTGTCGCGGTCGACACGGCGGACGCGCACCGGCGGCGTCCCGTCGGGGACGTCACGAGCGTACGTGTCCTCGACGTCGGTGACCACGCTGGCGACCTGGTCGAGGACCCACTCGGTGCTGGGATGGGTCACGAGACAGCCCTCCGGAGCCAGTTGATGCTATCGCGGATGGCGCGGGTCTCCTCGACACCGCTCACTTCGACCTCGGGCAAGAAGACACGATAGCCGTCACCCTCTTCCTCGAACTCCTCGGCGACCCAGTCGGGCGCCTCGCTGCGCTCCCAGACGAACGAGAGCACTGGGTCGCCCTCGATGGTGTGGTCGCTGGTCCCGAACTCGAAGTACTTGACTGCCGGGTGCGCCCAGCCCCAGCGGATGGTCAGCTGGCCATCGCTGCGGTCGACCTCGACGCCGGCGAAGCTGTCGACGATGGGCTGGACGTCGTAGTCCTCCTCGCGAGCGTAGCGCTCCAGGCGACCCTGAACCCGCTGGACGGCCTGAGCGACGAGGTTGTCCCGCTCGCCGACGAGCTGGCGCTCGACGTCGTCGAGGAGGGCCTCCTGAAGCGCACTCTCGAAGCCAGACTCAAGGTTCATCGGTGACGTAGACCTCCATCAGCTCCTCGGCTTTCCGCTCCAGTTCCTCGGCCTTCGTGTCGACGCCGTAGATCGTCGCGTTCTGGGGGATTTCGATGACGGCCTCCTCGACGAGGTCGGCCGCCGCCCAGTTCGCGACAGCGCGGCGGACGGTCCGCGGGATGCCTTCGTGGCCGAAGTCGAAGTCGACGTACACCGCGTTCGAGAAGCTGGGGATGTCATCGTCCATCGCGTGGACGTCCAGGTACAGCTCGGAGACGCCGCCGTTGTTCACCCGAACCCACCAGTCTTTCCCGCGGTTGGCGTTCCCGACGCCGCCCTCGTAGTCGCCGCCGGTCCAGTCGTCGAAGCCGCCCTCGGCGTTGACGACCATCAGCTCGTTGACGGCGTCGACGTCCTTGCGAGCGAGCGTGATACGAGTGTACACTGGGACGGTCTCGTCGACCGGCGGCTCCAGGGACTCGGGGCGGCCAAACGCGATGCGGATTTCGCACTTGGGGTCTTGGTAGTGCTTGCGCCGGCGCTCGTGCGTCGGCCCGGACTCCAAGAGTGCGTCACTGTTTTTGCGATACCGGTATCGCTCCTGCTCGCTGGCGCCGTGGACCATCGCGCTGTGGGTGGGGATATCCCCCTCGTCGTCGCGGGTGTTCGGGGCCGTCGGGATGGTTACCTCGCTGGCCTCGGAGATGCCGTCGGGCTCGTACCAGTGGCGCTTGTATGTCTTCTCCAGCCACTCGGTGCGTGACGTGATGGCGTCAACGGCTATCTGCGCATCCCGGCCGACATCTTCGGGCAGGCTCGCCTTCCGCAGCGCTCGCCGGACGTCTTCCAGCGTGCAGTACCCCGTCACCATGTGTCAGTTCTCCAGTTCTCCGCGCCGGTCGTTGACCGCCTTGACGACGGTGTCACTGGTCTCGACGTCGGCGATATCGTCCAGATGGCCGTCGACGCGACCCTCGCGGACATCTTCGGCCCGCTGCTGGTAGTTCAGTTCCAGCCAGCTGTCTTCGGACCAGTCTGCCCACTCATCGACGTCGGGTGCCCCGTCTTCCTCGTGAGCATCGTCACCGACTGTCCGCTCACTTTCTGGGCCCGGCTCGTCGACGAGCTCGAAGTCGCCGCGCTCCTCGACGACGTACTCGGCAGTATCGGCGTCGACGTCGTCGGTGTCGCCGACCGAGTAGGTCCCGACGCCGCGGATGGTGACGTTCGGCGGGTCGGTCTTCTTAACCCGGACCATCGTCAGGCGCTCCCGGTGGCCTCGACGACCCAGCCGCTGGTCGTCCCGTCGACGTTCTGGACCGTCGCGGTCGCGCCGGCGGCCGTGAGGTCCGCCGGCCCAGTCCCGACGAAGTCAGCGTCGGTGAACGACACCGTCGGCGTGTTCGCCCCGCCGTTGTGGACGACCGTGACCACGTGCCCTTCGCGAGCAGCGGCGTCGAGGTCGACGGCGTTCGTGCCGTCGGGGTTGACGACGTGCTGGCGGGCGTACTCGCTGACAGCCGTCGCGGCACCGTTGGCCGGACTGTTCGTCTCGGCGTAGGGGTCATCGCCCTCGTGGTGCTTACGCACCTTGTTGTTGGTAGTCGTCATGGGCCACCTCAGGCGATGTTATCGACGAGGACGCCAGCCTGCAGACTCTTGATCTGGAAGTCGAACTGTCCTTCCATCCAGTTGCGCGAGTGGAGGCGGTTCTCGTGGACCTTGTCGGTGTCTGTGGTCTGGTCGAGCTCCATCGTCTCGTAGAGCCCGTAGGCGAGGTTGCTGGGGTCCGTGAGCATCGCGTAGTCGTCCGGCCACCCGTTGACGCCGATGACGTCGTAGGAGAACGGCGTGATGTCTTCGTCGCCGAAGATGACTGCCGAGCCCAGCGGGTCCTCGCGCTCGGTGAGCGAGAACTCGTACTCCTGGAGCTTGTCAGGCGACATCAGGAACGAGACGTTGTCGGGGTCGCGGGAGCGGCTGTCGAGCTTCTGAATGGTCTCGTTGAACATCTGCGTGTCCGGGGTCGCGTTGGCCTGGTCGTACACCGGCATGGTGTCGACCTCGCCGGCGGCCGTGTCCTCCAGTCCGATCCGCTCGGATGCGCTGTCCTCGCCCTCTGCGATGGCGATCCAGCCATTCCAGGTGGTGTCGAGGCTAGCGTCGCCGCCGATAGACTGCAGGTTGCCGCTGTCAGCGTTGGCACGGATGCCGATGAGGCCGACGTCGTTCGCCCACCGCTGGACGAACTGATCGACGATGTAGTCGCCGAAGTTGTCTGGCCCCTGGTGAGTGTTCTTCAGCGCGTCGCGAGTGGGCTCGACGAGGATGTAGTACTGCTTGTCCGTCGCGTTGAAGTTGACCTGCCCAGTCTCGACCGCCGAGTTGGAGGTCCGGGTGCCCTCCTCAGAGCGGACCGAGCCAGAGAGCTGCGGGACGCCGAACTCCGGGACGTCCTGCTCGAGGCGGGCCAGCGTCATGGTGTCGGCCATGCCCAGGATAGAGATCTCCTTCTGCATCCGCTCTAGGAACATCTCGGTGACGTCGGCCGGTAGCTGGAAGCCGTCCAGGGTCGCCAGGTCGACGTCCTTCTGAGAGGTCCCCGCGAGTTCGTTCTGCCGGCGGACTGTCTCGATAGTATTGGTAGCCATGTTCAGTTCCCTCCCGCGAGCATCTTGCCCAGTTCATCTAGGCCGCTATCGGCCTCCGAGCCGTTCCCGCCGTCGAGCTGCTGGGTGCCGCCCTCGCGCGTGATGGCGTCGAGTCGGCGGTGGAGGGCTTCGACATCGGCCTTCGTCGCCGCGGCCTCGTCGGCATCCTTCGCCGTCCCGCCGTCTTCGGTCTCGAACCACTCTTCGGTCTCGCTCTTGGAGACCTCGACGACGTCGCCGCTGGGCAACTCGACCTCGGCGGTCTTGTCGCCTTCGGGGTCATCGTCGCTGTCGACGGCCTCAGTGAGGCCCTTGACAGCGTCGGTGAGTTCGTTGATCTGTTCTGCGTTCTGTTCGGCGAGGGACTTGTCCGCGTCCCCGCCGTCGTCGTTGGTGTCGCCCATGTCTGTAGAATCGTCCGGCGTGTCGCCGCCGGAGGCGTGTTTGTCGTCCTCATCGTCATCGCCGTCCTCATCCTCGGGGTCGCCGGCGCCGTCGGCCCACTCGCGAGCGTCGTGCTCGGAGAGGTCGAAGTCGACATCGTCGCGGTCGGTGAACCGCGTCATGTCGTGGTCCATGCCCGAGTCTTCGAGCATGTCGAGGTTCGCGTCGACGGCGGCCATCGCCGACTCTCGGTTCTGCTTCGAGAGCGTTCGCCCGCCCTTCTCGTGGGCGGGGTCACTGGCCGTGTCCTTGCCGGGGTCTCGGCCGGAAAGGACCGATAGGGCTGCTTTCCCCATTCGTTCGAGCATCGACTCCTTGCCGGGGTCGCCGGCGCCGTCGACCTCGATGGCCCGGTTGAGAACGTCCCAAGCCCGCTCGGCATCTTCCTCGGAGTGGCCGCGCTCCATCATCTCCGAGACGAAGCCGTCCTTGTCGCCGAGGTGGTCGGCCAGTCGCTTCTGGGCGTCCGCCTTCGTGTCGAGAATCTCAGCGTCGGGCACCGCGGGGATGTCCACCGCAGACACCTCGCGGATGAGGCCGTCGATGAGCTCCCAGGCCATGGCGTCGTCGGGAACCTGGGCTGGCGTGTCGACGTCGTCGACGGCATCGTCCTCCTGGAGGTCGTAGGGCCCGTTCCAGTCGACGTTGATGGCCCCGATGGAGTAGCCCTCCAGGACGCCGTCGGTGACGAGGCTCCAGAGGTCGGCATCGTTGAACTGCCACTCTTGGATCCACGCGCCTTCGGGGGCGGTCGTCCCGCCGATGTCTTCGGCCTCATCGAGGACCTCGTTGCGCTCAAGGGACATCCACTCCGACGGCCAGGCGGCGTGCATGATGCCGCCGTCGCCTTCGCCGGCGTCGACGAAGTTGCCGAACTGCTCGGCGAACTGTCGGATGGTGTCCTCGCGAGCGAAGTCGCCTTGGAGGTCGACCTTGTCCGGCACCATCACGATGCCGGTGGCCCGCTGCTCGGCGTCGTCCTTCTCGGTGAACGCTACCTCTTTGCGGAAGGCGTCCCCGCCGGCCTTGGTTACGGGCGGCATGGGTCAGCCCCCCACTGAATCATCGCGACGTGCTCGTCGCTCACCAGTGCCGTGTTGCCCTCACCAATCATAGGCAGGTCGTGTTCCCGGTGAGGGTCGTACCCCACCGAGGTCTCGATGCGCACGTAGCCCATCGGGATGTCGTGGTCGTTGTCCGGCTCGGTGGGGATGGTTGCCTCGTCGCACTCTACGTCCAGGAGTTGGTCGCCGAAGCGTAGGGTGACCAGAACATCACCCATCGGCGTCCTCCTCGTCGTCGGCGGTCGCGTCGGCGTCCTCTGTGTCGAGTTCCTTGGCCCGGCCGGTCGAGAGGACGCCGCGCTTCTCGCCGCGCTCTTTGCTCTTGTTAGTCATGTCGAGAATCCTGCAATCCCGGTCGAACCTCGCGCGGGGAGTCGGGGCTCCCACGGTCATCGGTGGTTAATTCCGAGATGAGAAGTTTGAATCAGGCGTACGATAGAACGCGCGTATCAGTCAGAGCCGAAGTAACGTCATACCTCAACCCCAAGCAAAATGTTGGGTCTGTCAACAACGATACCCTCCGCTGAGTTGGACGTTTTCCCCTGGACGATCAGCTCGATTGCTGAGGTCGTCGTTGATGGCGTGTAGTCGACCCATCCAGTGTCAAACGCGCCATTGGATGTTGCACTTATCTCAGTGCCAGTGACGCTCTCGGAGTCGACGAAGTTGTATATCCGGGCAGATGCTGTCTGCCCGCCAGTGACGCCGTCGAATTTGCCCGTTAGTTTAACCCGGATTTTATCCGCTGGCCCGAAATCCACCCATGTTAAAAACGTGGACGTGAGGTCGACGAACGAGACGTATGATTCACTGGTCGTCGAGCTACTTCGAGTGGCAGCGGGTCCGAACGCAGCGACGGTTAGCACACCGCCCTTTTCAAAACCGATTTCGCGCAGCGTCTCCCAGGGTTGGCCATCGGTACTGTCCGTTATACTGCCTGTATCTATCGCTGGCCCTTCCAGCGTTCCGTCCGGTTTCTCCCTCCATTGTCGAAGGCGTCGTAGGATGCCCATCGGTCAGGCCCCCTGGAGTGTTACGTCAGCAGTCTCGCCACCGGCTGCCCCAGTGGTCACCCGGACGCGTATCCAGCGGTCGCCCAGGATGAACGTGTCGCGGATGTCCTGCGGGTCGGCCTCGTCGGCTTGGTCGTACGTGACCTCGCCCTCAAACCAGTCCGCAGCGTCAGGGTCCTCGACCGCCGCGACGTCGACCGCGTACGAGGCATCGGCCGTGGCCTCGATGTTGAGACTCACCAGTCGGTCGCCCGGCACCTCCGCCCGTGCGATGACGGCGTCGGCAGTGTCGATTGCTTCGCCCGTTGCGACCAGTTCGTCTTGTCGCGAGTCGAGTTTGCGTGGCATGAGTGTAGTCTGGAAAATTGGGCCTCGCGCCTATGGCGGTCATCGGTCAGTTGGCTACTGCGGCAGGCCCTCGGGGACGTCCTCGGAGTCCGGCGACGGACCCTCCGGCAGCCGGTCGTGGAAGTTCGTGATCTCCACGTACGGGTAGTCCAGCCGTATGTTGTCGTAGTGGTACGACCCGGCACTGCTCGCGTTCACGAGCCCGGACCACTCCGCCGTCGGGACGTCGACGTAGGCGTAGAGGCTGTTGCTCCCCTCCTCGCGTTTGAACGAGAGGAAGAGCTCATTCTCGCCGAAATCGAACAGCCCCTCGTCGAGATTCGAGCTGTTGAACTGCGTCTGCTCGATGGGGTCTTTCGTGAGGTCGGCCTTGACGTCGTCCCAGTCCCGCTCGTAGAGCTTGTTGGCCTCGGGTGGGGCTGCCTTCGACCGTGTCCGTTGGAGGCCATCGGGCGCGGGCTGGTCCGACCCATCGCTCCCGACGTTCGCGATGAGCGTCTGGCCGTCGACGGGGTGGTCGTCGGGCAGGGGCTCCTCACCGATCATCTCCAGGCCGCGGTCGATGGGGACGGCGCCACGGACCGCCTGGATCTTGCGACGGGCAACGTCGGCGTCCTCCTTGGGCTGGTCGGCGCCACGCAGCTCGTACTCGATGGTCCAGTCGGTGACGCCGAGGTACGTCTGGTGGATGAGCCGGTACAGTCGCTCGCTGAACTTGTGTTGCTCTGGTGCCACGACGTTGTTCGCGAAGTCAGCAACCTGGGCCTGCGAGTTCGAGCGGTTCGACGACTCGGTCACGCCGATGAGGATGGGCGGCACCTCGTGGACCTTCGCAATCTCGTGTTCGTTCTTCTCACGGAAGAGCCGGAAGTCCATCTCCTCGCTGATGCCCTGGCCCAGCGGCTCCAGCTCGATCTCGACGTCGTCGTCCAGACCCTGCTGGAACTTCTCGACCTCCAAGATGACTGCCCGGTGGCTCTCCTCGCGAAGGCCGTGGAGCATCTGTCGCAGGTCGTTCCGGGACTCCTCGGAGAGCTCCCCGCCGGTCACCTTGATGACGAACCGCGGGATGGTGTCGTTGTCGAAGAACTCGCGGTTGTAGTCCTTCGCGGCCTCGTCGGCGCCGATGGTCCGGATGGCGCTGACCCAGTCCGGGACACCGTAGTCCTGCTCCAGCGGGCTGGGGTTGCGAACGAAGATGAGCTCGTTCGCGGCGCCGTTGTCGAGCGGGTCAGCGGACCCGATGGCGACGTCGCCGGTCTCCTTGTCGACGAAGATGGGCTCGCGGTCGTTGTCCTCGTTGTTCTGGTAGGTGACGCGGGGGTCGTCCTCGCCGCCGTTGATGAGGGCCTCCTGCCCGCGGTGGCGATCGCCGGCCTCGCCGAAGTAGCGACGCTGACCGTCCCGCACCTGGACGTAGCCCCGGGAAGCGTACTGGGCTTCGTCGCCGCCGACGAACGTCCCCTCCTCGGGGTGGCGGGGTTTGTCGAATCGGGACTGTGGCTTCCGGACCCGGATGGTGTTCGCGGGGACGTGGGCCAGTCCGACCGGGCGGCCCTCCATGTCGACAAGCACTTCGAGCGCGCACCACCCGACGGAGTGGTAATCCTGTCGGGCGAGTTCTTTGACCTCCTCGGGCGTGGTCGGCTCGGCGCTGTTGTGGGGCCCAGTCTCCCAGCGGGACTCGGCGCCGCGCCAGAAGTTCCGTGCGACCGCGCGCTCCTGGTCGTCAGCTTCGTCGGGCTCGTCGACGTCGTCGTGAGCAACGAGGTCGAACCCGAAGCCCACCTCGTAGCGGGACTTCTTTCGGACAGCCGTGGCGTGGGTCTCGTTGAGCTCCAAGAAGCTCGCCAGCCGGTCGGGATGGTACGGCGGCTTGACACCGTGGCCGACCGAGTGGATACGGCGGTCGGAGAGCTGTTGGGACTGCTGGGCCTTCGAGAGTGCCCCGCCGCCGATGCCTTCGACGTGGACCTTCGTGGCGTCGTCGCCACTCATGATATCCTCCTGATGCGAACTTCGCCCTCGGCTGGATCGTAGCGGCTTTCGTCTTGGTATTTTCGGCGGGTGTGGGCCACTTCGCCGTCGTCCTCGGCCGTGCTGATCATCTCTGCCGGGTCGACACGGCGCGGCCCGTCGTCCGTCAGTTCGACGAAGGACGTCCCGAACACCAGCTCGTCGACAAGACACTGTGCTTTCTCCGCGTCTGGCAGGTCGTCGGGATATCGTGTCATAGGTAAGAGATGCCTCCCGCGTCGCGACCGTCGTCATCGTCGAGGGCGCCGATGCCCTCCAGCCGGCGGATGCCCTGCTCGGCCATGTACCACGCCGCGATGAGGTCTGGGGTGTGGCCCTTGAGCTTGCCGTCGGACAGCTTCAGGGACATCGCCGCCTGGACGAAGTCCTCCGTGGGCCCGTGCCCGCGGTAGAACTGGATGCCGCCGTTCTCGACGAGCCGACGGAGTCGGGGGATGCCGTTCTCCCAGCTGTGTTTCTTGCCGGTCGTCGGGATGCCCGTCACCTTCGCCCGCAGCGACGCGCTGAACTCCAAGGCGTCGTTGGCGACGTACTGCTGCATCCCGTTGGACTCGATCACCACAACAGCCGGGTCGTAGCGGTCGTCCAGGTCGGCCAGCGTCGCCTTGACCGTCGACGGTTGCATCCCCGCCTCGGCTTTGGCATCCAGGAGGCGACGACGTCCATCGCGACCGACGCGGAACGCGACGAAGGCCGCGTTGTCCCCAGTTGGGGACTGCGCGGGGTCGTGGGCCACGATGGTCGCCTCGCCGGCGCCGGGGGACAGCTGGTGGGGCGGCTCTTGCCCGCGGATGGAACACCCGCCGTCGTCGACGAGCTGGTTGACATCCCCTTGGTCGATGAGGTTGCCCGACGCCCCGCGGATGACCATGCAGAACTCACGCCAGAACAGGTGAGGACTCATCTGGTCGTACTTATCGGCCAGGTACCCGGGGCCCCGAGCCTCCGGCCACAGGACGTGGACCTCGTCGTCGACGAGCGGTCGCCCATCGACCTCGGTGTAGAGATCCTCGGGCGGCCGGCGGGCCCGCCACGTGTCGTCTTCGCGGAACTCACGGTCCCACTCTTCGAGGACCGCGGGGTACTCGGTGAAGTCGTAGGCGTCGCGGTCGATCAGGTGCGAGTAGATATCGTCTGGGCGCTTCCGGGTCCCGATGACCGCGGTCGTCCCGGAGTCCTTGACCATCGGTACGGTGACGCCCTCGATCCACTGGAGGATCTCCTCAGTGTCGCCGTCGCCACGCTCTTTGATGACGTCGTCGAGGACCAGCTGATGCGAGCGGTCACCCTCGATGGCGCCGAACAGCCAGCCGGCGAACAGCCCGGAGCCGTTGGGCCAGATCTTCACCTCCTTGGTGTCCTGCTCGGGTGGCTTGTTGAGGTTGACCAGCCACGGGTTCCGCTCGACGATCTTCCAGAACTCGGTGTCGGCCTTCTTGTGTGCCTGCCCCTGGGTGTTGGTGATCCAGTGAGCCAGGAAGCCGGGCTGGTACTCCAAGCAGGCGATGATGTAGCCCAGCGACGCCGTCGTCTTCAGTGAGTCACGGTGGGCCAGCATCCCGATGTTGTTGTCGCTGGCGAACTGCTTGGCCCAGTGGACGTGGACGTCACCGATAGGGACGTGACCGTCCCGTTCGGCGGCCATGTACCCCTCGGTCAGCCGGTTGAAGTAGACGTCCCATGGACAGCCGTCGAAGGGGTTGAGGACCTCGCGCTGGACGGCGGGGTCTTCGAACTCGCGCCAGATCTGCTCGGCTTGGCGCTCTGGGTCGAGGTCGTGCAGGTCCGTGGTGCTACTCATCGTTGCTGTCCTCCTGGTCGTACCGAGCTCGCAGCGCATCCTGCAGCGCCGCTTTGGTCTCGTCGTCGACGGCGACCGTCGACTCCGTCTCCAGCGACCCCTCCAGTTCGACGCGGTCCTTGTAGACGCCGAGGACCTCCCCCTTTGCTTCCAGATGCGAGGACTGTTCCTGTCGGGCCATCGCCTGGCCCTTGAGGTCGTCCTGGTCGCGACGCAGCCCGTCGAACTCCTTGGTGTACTTCGGCGAGCCGTCGACGGCCCGCAGCGGGTACTCCTCGCCCGGGCGGACGTCGGTCATCTCGTCGGTGAACCGGATGATGATGTCCCGCTCGGTCGCCCACTCGGGCCAGTCGGGGTCGTCGATGTCGACGATCTCCCACTCGGGCCAGGGCATCGGGCCCTCGCGGTCGGTGTCAACGGCGTCGGTCTTCGGGACGACCCGGACGATGGGCTCGTCCTCGACGGCGTCGGCCTCGGCGCCACGGGCCCGCTGGTACATCTGCTCCTCACGCTCGGCGATCTGCAGGCGGACGTTGGCATGCTCTTGCTCGATTTGCTCCAGGACCTCCTCGGCGGGCTCGTCGTTGAGGTAGTCACGGACTGTCGACCGGGCGTAGGAGCCCACGCCCTCCTGCTCGAAGCGCTCCTGAATCTCCTCGACGCTGAGGTTCTCCAGGTGTTTCCACTTGAGCGCGAGTGTGACCCGTCGTTGGCGTGTGCTCATGGTATGAAAATCGTCGCGTGGTGTCGAGTCCGATTATATATTTTAAATAGTACGACGCTACTCGTCATCGCCACCACCTTTCACCTGCTCAGCCTCGTCGAGGGCGGTGCCGAACGTCCGCCGGCCGAACACGGCGATGCCCGACGCGATGACGATTGCGAGGATGACGACCTCCCAGAGCGTGCCCAGCGGCTGGCCGTAGAGCTGTCCGTAGGCCCACATCGCGGTGACCGTCGTGATGACTGCCGTCCCGACGAGGGCCCGCAGGGCTCGGTAGGGGCGCTGGGGCGTTCGCATCAGTTGTCCTCCGAGTCGTCGTTGCTGCTGGGGAGCGGGAGGCCGCCGGCGAACCGCTGGACTTGGAAGTCCCACATCCGGCCGAGGATGGTGAACACGACCATCGTGACTGCTATCATCAACTCGATGCGGGGGCGGTCGGCCAGTCCGAGCATCGGGAGCAGGACCATCAGACTCCACACCGCAAGGAACGCGAGCGTCCCGAGGGTCCGAACGGCAGTGTGGTCGTCGGGCATCACCGCCCTCCCGAGACAGTACAGCTCGGCTCGGAGTCGACGGCCTGGTCGTGACCAGCCGTCGAGCGCTGCTGGGTCGATATCATTCGTTGCCATAGGGTTCGTGAGTGCCCGGTCGGGGAGTTGCACCCCGCGCTCTCGGTGAGCGCTCTGGGTCCGGGCTGGGCGGTCGGCGTCAGGTGACGAGCTGGGGCCGACCGGTTGGATGTCGGTGCAGACCCTCGCTGCCGGTGGATGGGGTGGGTGGGGGTGGAGAAC